ATCTAAGGGCGAAACATCGGCTTTCTCCTTCGCCACACGTGCGCCGAGTATCAACGTGGCGGCAAGCAACCCGAGGGGCTTACACGATGCGGCATAAGCCAAACTCGCGGTGATGACATCCGCCCCCTCCTTGTCGGGCGGAGTGGGTAACGCGGACACGATCTCGGAAACGGTGATCAATGTTGCGAGAGTGGGCGGTTCGACTTCATACGTCGTGCCGCCCACCTTTATCTTCGTCGGGGTCTGCAATACTGCGGCCGCAACCTTTTGTTCTTGCGTTTTGGTCATTTGTGTTTTTTATCAGTTGTTGGGGCGCGAGGTGGAATCGAACCACCTGCACTCGTAGCCCTCACATACCCGAGTGCCCTTCCTTGCGCGCCTGTGCATTTCTCGTGCTTAGGGTTTAGGAGATGACCTGCATTTTGAAAGCGTTGCCGGTCTTCGGCTTGAGAACCTTCACCTTGTATCTGTACTTTGCGCCCTCCTTCGTGGAGAACAAGATCGACGAGGATACTGTGGTTCGATCTGCCTGCCATCCTTGACACGTCGGGTCTTCGGGGATGTAGCGGAACGCGTGTTCTCCGTCGATGATACCGTCTTTGTCGGTGAATGGAAGAGCGACGCCCTTCTTTACAAACACGTCAAAGATGATTTCATAAGTAGAAGGAGAGGTTCTGCTGTCGACGATGTTCCCGGCCTCGTCCTTCGCTTCAATGGTTTCCCCTTCTTTGGTCTCGACCTTGAGGGAGTCTTGTGTGGGGGTGTCAATCTTTTTCCACGGAGATCCAGTTTTTGGCGCTCCATTTTCGGACACCGTGGACTCTAAGCTCCCGATGCCCCATGTCAATACTGCCATAGTTCTGTGTTTTTGTGTGGTTAATGTGTGTGTTTAGTCTGTGTCATCGTCTCCGAAGAAGTCGTATTCGAGCCTTACGACGATGAAATGTTCGTGTAGCTCGGGGGCTTCGTCGGTGGCGATCGTCTGTTGTAATCGGAATCGATAGTTCGAGTCGCGCGTTGAGAGTGAATCCACCCATCGTTGTGCGGCGCGTTCTATTTCCTCCGTTCGGGCGCTGTCTTCGGTCAGCACGCCGTTCTCGTACGGGTCAATATCGGGGACGAAAATGTTTATCGTCACAACGCCCCGTTGGATATCGCCCGTCGTTCCTGCGGTGAAGATCACCACGGCATCTTCTTTGGGGCTGTCTCTCGGACGTTGTCCTTCGCGATACACGCCGCCGGTGATCACTTCGGCGATCGGGCTTTTGCGAAGTTTGCGGTAAACGTCCCCTTGTACTTGTCGGGAGGTCTTCGCCATGGTTAGGTTCTTTTGTTCGATGATAGTTTAGCAAGCATCGTCGGGACGAGATCCTTTGCTTCGAGTGTGGCGCTGTCGAGCACGTCGCGTCCGCGGTTGGCAACGTGTACGGCGTAGTCCATACCTGCGACGACGATAAGCGCAACGCCGCTGCTGTATTTCTTCGCGAGTTCCGAAGCAAAGCGTCGGCCGTCGTAGCCGCCGTTTTTCGTTGCGGTCTTCGGGGGTGCGCCTTTCGGGCTGCTTCGGCTTTTCGATTTCGCGGGCTCGAAGTTCGTACTCCAGAGAATCTTTCCGTCGATCACGATCACCGCCCCGACGGAACTGCGGAGATTTCCCGTTTGGTCAAGATAGTTTCCCTTTCGTCGGGCGGTCGTCACGACGCGAAGTGCTACGTATTTGAGCGTGCGAATGAACGCCTGCTCGTACTTCTGTCGGAACGATTCGAAATAACGCTCGACGGCGTTGTAGTCTGTTCGGTCTACTACCGGCATTTCTTCGTGTTGGTTTAGATCCAAAGGCGGATTTGGCAAACGGCTTCGAGCAGTTCAACACGTTGAACGGAGAAATCCCCGATGCGTCGGCCGTTGCGGTCTGTCAGTCGGACTTGCTCCCCGTCAAAAGGTTGTTCGTCGATGAGCACCGTGTAGGCCGAGGGGGTGAAGTGTTCGCCGTGTGTTGTTCCGAGGGCATTGTAGTGCACCGCGGTACATTGACACGGGATAGCTCCGACGTATTCGCCCGACGACCGCACGGGGTGTCCCGTCTCGGGGTCGATGCCCGATGCCGTCTTTCGTTTCACGGCCAAATGTCCGTTCGGAATGATCATAGACTGTTGCCTTTATATCCGTATTTAGACGACGGCGCGGAGAGATCTCCGAGTTCTTCAAAGATGGCGGCCGCTCGTGCTCGATACGCCTTGCGCTGTTCGTCGCTGAACGTGTAGTTTTGTCCGCCTTGCGAGATGTTCGGAGCGGCGGCGAGCCACGTTAGCACGTCGGCTTCGGCGAGACGATAGGCTGCGCTTCGGAAAACGTCGGTCGTCGCTTCGGCATCACGCGAAAGCCCGCGTCGAATGCACACGCCGTCAAGCGTGGCATTCGGCAGAGGGTACATAGATATGCCCCGAAGGGCTTGTTCTACAGTGTACATCGTTTCGGGCTTTCGTTGTGTTACCAGTTTTTGCTGTCGGTGCGGAGATAAACGTTGCGATACGCCGTGTCGAATACGGGAATTGCGTCGGTTTGTCCGAGCGTTACCTCTGAGTAGGGATCATCCACGCCGTACTTCTTGACTACCGTATGAGCACGCTCCGTGCGGATACCACGGAACTGCGGTTCGGCAAGCACGTCGTACTGTGTAGAACCGAGGATCGGCGTTTCGCAAAGCACGACGCGGTCGTTCTCGAACGGATTGCCCGACGTGAACTTGCCGTCGGAGGACTCTCGGGTGATGTCTTGGTCGATCACGCGCAGCTGCAAACCGTAGAGAAACGCCTGCGAAGAGAGCATATTGTTCACCTGCTCGAGCGACGGAGTTTGAGCCACGCCCACGGCATTGGCTACGAACGACGCGCAAGCCTTGATGACCTGTTCCGAAGAACAAATCTTGTAGAACGTCTCCATGTTCACGAGCGCGTAACGAGGACGCAAATTCTTCTTGCGGGCGGCTTTTACGGCTTCCCTCAAATCGCCGATAACGTCGGCGTTCGCCGCGTTGCCCCAATTCGTGGAAGTCTTCATTTTGAGATCCTCGTCCACATCGTAGTCGAGGTTGAACTCATTCGCCATCGTGGCGTTCGTCGTGGTGTTGAACGCGAGCTTGCCGGCGTTGGACACGAGTTTCAACGCAATGTACTCCAACTCGCTTTGCACGCCGTTGAAGCAGAAGTCCACATCAGCGCCCCAATACTGCACGAGTTGCGCCGCGTCGGGGGATTTGGCGAGAGCGTGCGCCACTTGGTATTCCTTCAACTCCGATCGCGTGAGTTCACGGCTGATCGAGATAAACGGAATGTCGCCCTTCGCACTCTCGAACATCGGGCGGCGCTTGCGCACGGTTGTACTGTTGTCCGAGTGAATGTCGGCGGCCACGTTTTTGCGTCCGAGTTGGTTGCTCATCATACTCCACGTGAAGCCATTGACTTTTTTAGTGGGGAATAGTGTGCCAAAATAAAACGGACGAACGTCGACGCTGTTGACACGAGCCTGCACCATCTGCTGTGTGAGGCCTTGAATCAAAGTATCTGTAATCATCGGATTTTAGATTTAATAGTTGACAATGCACTTGAGGAGCTTTTCCACGTCGGGGTGCAACGTTGCGCCGTGCGTCGTGCCGATCAGCCACGCATCCGTGTCGAGGTTGTCACCTTGCACGACGGGACGATCTGTGCCCGAAAGGGAAAGGGGAATGTGTTTCAATTCCGCGTCGTCGGCCGTCGTTTCGGCCTTCGCTTCGGCGACAACGGACAACACGGGGATTTCTCCGATTGCGGCCGAAAGCGTCAGCGTGTCGGAGTCTTTCTTTGAGGTGTCGATCTTCGTAATCTTCGAAGCCTTGCCGCCCACGTTGAGGAGCAGCACGTCGTCTACCTTGAAGTGGTGGCCTTTCTTTACTTTCACCTCAGTGCCCGACGCTTCTACCTTTGCCGATACGACGGCCTGCTTCACGACGTGGCAAATGCCGTCGTCGGGAGCGCTGAGGGGTGTGCCTTCAAAAAGGAAATCGCCGCCGAGTTCCGAGGTCTTGACCGATACGCCGCCCGAAATGTCGGCTACCTTGTGCACAAAGACGCGAGGCACCGCCTGGTCTTTGCGCCGTTTTACTGTCATACCCATTTTGGTCTAGTTTTTTCTGTGTTCTGTGAGGGTGTGTTTTTGTTAGAACGGCTGATCGTCTTTCGACGCTGTGCCGTCCCGATGCGTGATTGCTTCCAGCTGCGCCTTCGTGAGTTCTTGAGCGCCCTTGCTTTCTCCACCCAAAGGACGGGCAAAGACAAGTCCGCTTTGTTTGAGATTGTCGACGATCCCCCCGACTTCGGTCTTCACGTCTTCAAGCGTCGTTTTGAACTCCTCGTCCGAAAGGCCGTCGAGCTTCATACGGGCGTAGGGCTTTTGCAGATGTTCTGGGAGCTGTTCGACGACGGCCGAGAGTTGTTGCTTTCGGTCGTTCGTGATGCGCTCCGAACTCATCGCCGAGAGTTGCTGTTGTAGTTTCGCATTCGTCTCAACGATTGCTTTTGCCCATTGCGGCATGTCCTCGGGGACTTTCACGTCGGGCGTGTCCGTTGGCTCGTTCGGGTCGGACGGCTCGATCGTCTTTCCGTCCTTCAATCCGTGTTTCCGCTCGTAGTTGGCCACGGCGGTCTTTTGAGCATCGGTCGCGCGGCGGTCGCCTTCGGCATCGATGATTTGCTGAATCGTAACCTCCTCCACAGTGGATTTTACTTCTTCGGCGGTGGTGGCAGTTTTGGCGATTTTCTTCGCCATTCTGTCGAGTACGGATTCGCTGATCCCCTCAAATCGGGTCTTCAGCGCGTCCAAAGCTATTTTGTGCATGCTATTTATAGTTTTTGTGTTTCGACAAAGGTAGTATTTTCTTTTTGATTGGCATATACTTCGGTAAAACACGCCAAATATAACGTAATTGTACGTATTTGTACGCTTTCGGTTCGTTTCCCTCGTTTTAGAGCATTTTTAACGCTGTTAGATGATAAAATGCGGTCAAAAACGGGTAACTTTGTGTACTACTTTTTTTTTACTCAAATTGCATTTCCCCATGAAATACGACTTTTACAAAGAGAATAAATCAGATAAAGTGTGGTGGGTCAACACTGTGGACAAAATCGGGAGGTATCTTTTTTCGTTTGATCGAAAGAAGATTTACAACCTCTTCTCCGACTATCCGCAAAAACTTTCTCCCGAAGAAAAGAAGATCTTCGACAAAGAGAACCCCTATTGGAAAAAGTTCTTCGGGGCATAATGTCTATTTCTTTCCCCCTGTTTGTCCTTTATTCTGTTTATCCTTCGCCGTATTAATGTAGCCAACGAGTTTTCTGTACCCGGGCGATTTGCCTAGACTTTCCACATCGACAAGAAAACTCGAAACCTCGTATTTTACCTTGTAAGTTGTATAAGATTTCTGCGCCTTGAATCGTTTCTTCAGGCTTTGAACTGTTAACCTCTGGAATCCGTTCTCTTTCGGGTCTGATGACTGCATTTCGAGATACTCATATACCCCGTCCTTCTTTCTCAGAATTACGGCGTGCCTTCCACAGGTGAAATAATACTCTTTGCCTTCCGTCATCTTCAGAAGTAGCTCGTTCGCCGCTTTGTAGTCATTGGTATTTCTTACTTCGACACCATCTACCGCTTTGACTATATTGCGAATATTGGGTACTTCCGAGAAGAAATCACAACTTGCTCCGCCACGGAAATCCAACACATCAAATCCCGATCTATTCCCGACGTATGCGAGAGCGAGTGAGGAACAAGATCCTTCTGTTTCGTCCCCTCCCGCCAATTTTTCTATAATCTCATCGACTTCCAGCTGTTGTTTAAGGGGCTTCACGTCGTTGTATTCCACTCCCCGTTTCTTCAGAGACTCAATCACGGAGGAGAAACGCCCATCGCCATCTTCCTCTTTCGCCTTCGCACGCGCCGCCCAGCGTTGGCGGATCGCGTCCTCCTCTTCTTTCGTACGCTTCGCATGGCGCTCCTCGGCAATTTCGAGGAGCGTCTTTTTCTTCGGCGCAAGCGCACCGCCGATGAGCGCATCGTTGTCGCGAACGAAATACGGGAGCGTGCCGCGAGCTTTCGCCGCTTCGAGCCGAGGTTCGTTCTCCTTCGCCCACGCTTTGAACTCGTCGGGCAACTCGTCCACCGCGTTCTCGCTCCCCTCCGTGGGCTCTTCGCCTTGAAGAATGCGGTGTGTGTCCGCGTCGAACTCCTCCTCCGTCTTCAATATCGGCGTGGCGTAACAACGGCAATGCGGATGCCAGCCCGTGAACTTAAACGTCTTCGGATATTTCCCCTTCAGATCGTCGCAAATGTCGTGAAAGCGATGCGGCTTGCCGTCCGCCCCGAGGCACGTATGGTTCTCCGAAAGTTGGATCTCCACCCCGACGACGAAATCAAGATCTTGCATGCGCAGATGGTCGGCCGTGCGATAGGCGATGTTTACCTCCGTCGCCGTCAAACGCCGCGCGTTCTTGTAGGCTGAACGATAGACACCGCGTCCGGGGTGATAGGCCGCCGCGCGTTGCGAAAGGTGCAGAATGCCGTGCTCGTCGCGCACACGTCGAAACAACGCCGTCGGGTTCTGAAGATAGCGGCGGAGCGTGCGGCTCATCTCAACGGCCGAAATGCCGTCGCGCAAACCGAGATCCAGCCCCATTTCCATTTCCTCCTTAAACTGCTTCGACAAGTTCCACACACGCTCCGAGAGATTCATTCCGCGTTCGCGGCGCGCGAGAAAGGCTTCGCACGCACCGGCATTCGTGGCGAAGTATCGGCGGCGCGTCGTACCGTCGAGATGCTCCACCGCCGAGCCGAGAACAGAACGTGCGAGCGCATCGTTTTTCTCGTTCGCCAAATCCCACTCCAAGCGTACGCCGTCGAAGATCGTAGTCTCCACGGCATTGTTGAGTTCCGCCACCAGCTTGTTAGCACGGTTGCGGAGATAAGGGTATTTGTCGAACGTGAAAACGTCGTCGGCCGAAAAGCCCTCGACGCTCTCCGACAAGTGCGCCACACGCGCGGCGGCTTCTTGAAAGAGTTTGTCGATACGCTTTTCCAACCGCAGGAGATTGCGGAGGTGCTTTTGCTCGTACGTTAGTTTCTTCGGCATGGTTTCTCGTTGTTAGAATCCCGATTCGGGGTGGAACACGTCGACGGCGTTCTCGTCGGCAATTTCCTTCATCGTCTGGTCTACGTCCTTGCTGTGTCCGTAGAGCTCCACGCTCTCGCGCTGTGAGATGATCGCCTTGCCCCCGTTGGCGGCCACGAGGTTCTTAATCGTGTCGGCTTCGTCCGTGATGGCAAAGGGCGTGATGAGATGTTCGACGGCCAAAGCATCGACGGCCGACGCGTAGCCCGAACCGAGGATCACACGGGCAAAGGCCTTAATCACGTTCATTTCGCGGTCGAAGAACTCTTGCAAACGGCCGCTCTCGTCTTTCACCTTCAAATGTGCGTCGATGAACATCTGTTTGCGGCTCTCGCCCGAGAGGGCTTGTTGGCTGATCTTCTCATAGCTCCAATCGGGGAGCTGCAACTGGGTGAAGAAGAGCGAGCGGAGTTGCTCGATGTAGAACTTGAGATTTTCGACCGGCTGCGTCCAGGTGATGTATTGCGCCGTGCTGTCCTTCGGGAATTGCAGCACGCCGAGCGCGTCACTGCTCGCACCCCGACGGCCGTCCGCGTCTTTCCCGTAGTCGATCATCTCGTCGGAGAACACCCCGAAGAGCGGTTTTGAGTTCTTGCGCAGATAGTTTCCGTTGCGCGACAGCGCCCACTCGATTTCGTAGATCGTGTTTGACGTGTCCTCCCATATCGGCGAGGGGCGGTGCATATAGATGGCCGGTATCTTGCCGAGGGTGATGCGCTCGTCGCTCTCCACCGACCATTCGCCCGACGAGTTGCTCCAGCGAATGTGTCGGTCGGCCGTGAACGTCTCGAAATACTGCACATTCTCGCGCCCCTTCCTTCGGGTGAAAGAAACGCTCATTGCCGCCATGTCGCCGTATTCGTCGAAGTAAGGAAAGAGCCGATCGCCCAGCGAGGGGGCGAAATTCTTTGCCCGCAGTTTGATCGGACTTTTTACCCCGTAGGTCGTGTTGGGGTCTTCGATGGCATACCAAAGCGTGAGCACCTCGCAGCAGGAGAAGAGGAGATTGCAGCGTTCGATGTTCAAAGAGTCGATGCGGTTGCGCTCATACACCGATTCGATGAACGTCGCCACCTCCTTCTCCTTGTCGTTCGTCGGCTTGTACACGCGTTTCACGGGAATGCCGCACACCAATTCGGCCATACGGCGAACGGCGAGCCGTTGGAAGTCGAGTGTGATGCGCGTAACGGGTTGAACGCCATTTCCCGTCACGATGTCGGGATAAAGCCTTTTGTCGGCCACGGGGTGAAGATTCGGGTCGTAGGCATTGACTAGCCCGAGAGGGCCGCTCCAGGGCGGAATGTTGAGTTGCTTTTCACTCAGAGCGGCGATTTTTTCGTCTTCTGTCATCGAAGATTCGAGGATTTCGCGAATATCCATAGTTTCTGTGTTTGAAATCTTGGGAACTTTCGGACGAAACGCCCCAACTTTTGAGCGAAACGTCCCTTGTTTTTGATCAAAATGCGCGGCCGCGAGCGGAATCGAACCGCTTCGGGATGCGTCGCCCCTTCCGAGCGAATGCCGGTGCATGGCTTTCCGCGGCCTTTTGCCCACTCGCGTCTCCCGACGAAAGAGGGCTTCACAATATAAAACTATGCTGTTTTTAGAATACCATGCGCGCAATGCTCTCGCGGTCGATTGCGCGGCTTGAGTGGCCGAGGTGATGTCCGATGGCGTAGCACAACACGTCCACATATTCGTCGTGCGGCTTCGAGGGAAAACCGCAAACCTCCTCGATGAATCCCTCCGTCCACACGCCTTCGACGAGAATAACGCGGCCGCACTCCACAATCGGCGAGACGGCGTTCAAGCGCGTTTCCTTGCTCTCCTTCGGGGTCGGGGTCTTCGTCACGTTCAAACCTGTAGACTCTTTCAACTGATCGATGACCGAAAGGCCGTTTGCCTTCGGCTCGATGCGAATTGTGCTTCGCGACGTGTAGCCGTGCGCCTCCACATAGGAGGGGATAAAGCGCAGGAGGTCGGGGAACTTCATGTGTACCTTCTGGCCGTGGGTGATGTAGAGGTCGTTGCCCACTTTGCAGGTGGCGATGATGCCCGTAGGGTCGTTCGTCGTCTTGTCCGTGTAGGCCGTGTCGATGAAGAATGTCGGGGCGGTTTTCTTCGCGATGCGCGCAAAATCGGCTTGCGAGATCGTGCCGAACCATTCGCGCTTGATGATGTTGCCGCCTTCGACCGAGGGGCGCTGCTGATAGAGCGCGGCAAAGGGACGAGGGGCGCGCTTCTCGGCTTCGCGCAGACGCTCGACGCTGTGCTTCTCCTCCCACAGTGCTTCGCCGATTTCTCGCGGGTCGTCGGCGAAGTCCATATCTTCGCGAATGGCGGGAATGCGGATCACCGTCCACTTCTCGGGCTCGGTGCGGAGCAAACGCCCGGCGAGGTCGTCTTCGTGCCAGCGCGTCATAATCAGACACTGCTTCGAGTTGTTGTGCAGACGAGTGAGAAAAACGTCGGTGTACCACTCCCACACGCGGTCGCGATACGTCTGCGACGCGGCTTCGAGTGCGTCTTTCACGGGGTCGTCGATGATGCCGAGATCGACGGGCGTACCCGTCAAACCGCCGCCCACACCGACGGCGCGATAAAAGCCCCCGTGTCCGACGGTCTCGAAGATGTCGATGTTGCGCAGATAGCCGCGTCTTGCGTCGGTCGACACGTTTTGCGAGTTGAGGAACGTGCAGGGGAACACCTCTTTGTATTCGGGACTGTCGATTGTGCGCTGTATCGAACGCGAAAAGCCTTGTGCGAGATTTGCCGCGTAGGACGTGCCTACGATTTTCAGTTTCGGATTGTAGCCCAAAGCCCACGCCGGGAACTTGCGCGATACGATCTCCGACTTCCCGTGCTGCGGTGGGACGAACACCATAAGGCGGTCGGTCGGGAGTCTTCCGAGCAAGAGATCTTGACATTTCTCGGCAATGAGCGTGTGAAACCATTGTCGCGAGTAATTTGGGTCGGTGTAGTCGAGGAAATGGGGGAAAGACACCACAGCCTTTCGCCGATCAAGTTCACGTGCGACGCAAAAGGCTCTTTTCGCATGTTCGGCTTGATCGACCTCGTAGGTTCTATCGACTTTGTAGGATCTATCGACTTTGTAGGTTCTCTCTGCTTTGTAGGATCTTTCGTATCCCATTCATCACATTAGTCTTAAGGCCTTGAGTTCGGCTTCGAGTTCCTCGGTGGACATCTCGCAGGGCGGACGATTCACGGTCACTTCGCCTTTGACTTGTCGCGCTTCGGGGGCGTACAAGCCGAGGAGTTTTCGGCGTTCGATGAGTTGCTGTCGAATTTCGGCGATGTAGGCAGGGTTCCCGAGTCCTCCGACGTTGGTTCGGCTTTCTGAAACGGCGTCGGTTTCGATGCCCGAACCTCCCTTCCCTTTGATTCGTCCGCTTCGTGTGGTGGTGGTCTTTTGTGCTTCTTCTTTCGACTTGTCCCACTGTTCCCAGAGTTCGGCCGTGGTGTCGTCGATGCGTTCGAGTTCGAGTTGCAGTGCTTGGTCGATGTTTTCGATACGGCTTTCTCTCCACTCTTTGAGCAGCGTCTGCACGTCGTTGTATGTGGTCGATACGGCGAGCTTCGGAATGTTGAGTCGTCGTTTCACCTCTTCTGTTATTTTTCGCAGACTGTATCCTCGTTTGTATAGTTCTGCAATGATGTCGAGCCGTGCGGTTTTAAGTTGCCGTCTTCGGCGGTCTTGGGGTAAGCTCATAGTCGTGATTTATAGTTTTGTGTTGTTAGGGGATTAGTCCCCTTTATGTGTGTACAGTTTGTTTTCGTTGGTAAATGGGTAATCCTCCGGCCATTTGTCCCACGCGATGTTGTCCTGTTCTTTCGTCCCTTTGATGATCACTGGCCCGAGATGCTTGTATCGTATTCTGTGATGTACTCTGTTTCCGTTTCTTTCTTGCTTTTCGGCAAAGATCGCAGAGGGGAATTGTATAACGGTTACCAACGCTTTGTTGAGTAGCTTGCATTCGTTGTACAAGTCGGTCAACCCTCCTTTTTGCATTGCAGATTGCATTTGCTGAAGTACAAGACTGTGCTGTATAGTTCCCGTAAACAGTCCCTCGTTTATAATCCCTGTAAATAGGCTTGTGTCATCGTCCTGCACTCCCCGTTCACCCCGATAGATATAAGGGAGCAAATAGAACGTAGTGTTCATCACCTTGCGAATGAAAAGCCCTTGTTTGTACCCTCCTAGGAAATCTCCTTGCTGTGGAAATCCCATTACGCCAATTTTACGCTTGCGCATTAAATCCTCTATGGCTAAAAAAGACCTTCTGATGATGTCACAGTCTTTTAGTTTGTGCCGTTGCATATATGACGTAAACATTTGCGTATCATCGTCAATCACAACATAGAAATCAATATCTTTCTCCGTGGCGTAATCCTGGAACATATTACGAGCTTGCCCTGCACTTCGTCTTGATTGTGATGCGCGGTGCACATAGTCGTATTTTCGACGGGCTTCCTCCATATCAAAAACGTGGAGATTGAAACCATATTCAGACGCAGTCTCTTCGTATTCGGAAATGTCGTCTGTTTCGTCGTCAATGAAAACCGTAATGTAACGCATATCCCACCCGATTTTACGGAAGTATTTTACAGTTCGGAGGTTCTTAGGACGATGATAACTCGGAATGAAGATATGGCACATTCGGGTGTGGTTGAGTTTTTTATGCTTGGTCATAACCGCTTATTTTTTGAGTTTGCCAATCCAAGTCGGTATTTATTACGTCCTCACGGATACGGAGCAGATCGTCTTCGATAAAGCCATCCACAGAACCATCTACAAGCACCATCCTCAATCGTTCAATAACCTTCTGCTCTTCCTCGGTGGCATTAAATGCGTAATAGTTTGCAACGGCTTCAAAATTGATTTTGAGAAACCGATAGGCAAACATTTTCATTATCTCTTTTTGTTCGGCGGACAAGCTGCTTTCTTCTATCACGGCTAATTTAGCCTCGTATTTTTCTGTATCGACACAATCGAAAAGCGAGAAGTTCGGGGGAGGACTTTTCGGTTCATAATACATTCCCGTGTATTTGAGTTCACTAAGTTTTTCCGTTTCTGTAATTGTCTTCTCCTCTTCGTTCTCCCAAAGGCCATCCAGCCCCCATTCGTCGAAATCAATATCCGACCAATCGTCCGAGAGTGCATCTGTGTCCCATTCGCCGAAGCCGACGTTGTCCTTGATGATGAACTCGCGGCGTTCTTCGGAAGACAAAGACGCGGCAGTGGACACGGGAGCGACGGGAGAACGCAACCACGTGCGCCAATAGTCCAGCAACTGCTCACGCTCGTATTCCGTCTTCCCGGTGAACGTGGCACTCCCCGACAACGCCTTCTCCAACGAGGGGAGCTTCATCGAAGAGATGCGAGAAAGCGCGCGGAAACGCATGTTGCCGCCCAAAATCACGTTGTTCTCATCAACGACTATCGGGCGAAGAGAAAGCATTCGCGGAAAGACAAGAATCGACTCGACGAGCCTTTCAAGTTTCGTGTCTGTAATTGTACGGGGATTAGACACATTCTCGCTCAACTGCGAGAGTGGCATTTCTGTTAGTTCCATAGTTCTGTGTTGTGTTCCGACAAAGGTACAAAAAAACTTTCATCTGTGACGCTCAGTGTCAATTTGGTATGCAAACGCGCAAAGCGTTGCCCCCGAAATGAGGGGCAAACGCTTGCTAAACTGATACTCTCGCCTTTATGTGTGGATGGGGATTATAGCCCTCGAGCGTAATGTCCTCGTAGCGGAAGTCGTACAAACTGCGCACTTCGGGGTTGAGTCGCAACGTGGGGCGAAAACGCGGTGTGCGGTGGCGCTGTAAGTTCGCCTGCTCGATGTGATTGTTGTATAGGTGTGCGTCGCCGAGTGAAATTACAAGATCTCCGACTTCGAGACCGCAAACCTGCGCCACCATGTGTGTGAGCAGCGCGTAGGAAGCGATGTTGAAAGGCAGTCCGAGGAAAACGTCGGCGCTGCGTTGGTAGAGTTGCAACGAGAGACGGCCTTCACACACGTAGAACTGGAAGAGAAGGTGGCACGGCGGGAGCGCCATACGGTCGAGCGCTTCGACATTCCACGCGCTGACAACGAGGCGACGGCTGTCGGGGTTCGTCTTGATCTCGCGCACAACGCGGTCGAGTTGGTCAATGTGTCCGCCGTTTGCGGTCGGCCACTTGCGCCACTGATAGCCGTAAATTTCGCCGAGGTCGCCGTTTTTGTTCGCCCATTCGTCCCAAATGTGCACGCCGTGCTCGTTTAGGTAGCTGATATTCGTGTCTCCGCGAATGAACCACAGCAACTCGTAGACAATGCTTTTGAAGTGTAGCTTCTTTGTGGTGAGCAATGGGAATCCGTTTGCGAGATTGAATCGCATTTGGTAACCGAACACGGAGCGCGTTCCTGTTCCCGTTCGGTCGTCTTTGTGCACGCCGTTCTTGACGATGTGGTCGAGTAGGTCAATGTATTGTTTCATGTAATCGGGATGTAACTGTGAGTGTCCCCGCGAACACGAACTTGCCGCATTCGCGGGGCTCCTCTGTGTGATTTCTATGTAGCTGCGTTGTAACTGCGGAGTTACAGAAAGAATCCTTTTCTGCCGAGATCATCGATGGATTGGCGGTCTGCGAGTGTATCGAGACTGAATTCCATTAAGTCTTCGAGGTTAAAGCCGAGGTAACTCGCAAATACAGAGGTTGTCATCAACACGTCACAGAGATTGTACGTTACATTGCGGAGCACCGGACGGCCGAACTCTAAGTGCGCGATACGGAGGTCTTTGTCACGAAATGACAAATCGTTGTGTTTACCGGCATTGGAAAAGGCATGAGCGATATTACCCGCGGCGGAGATAAGCCCAAAAGAAAGATTTACAAAGTTGTACTCCTCAGACTCTTTGAAGCTTCTAAGGGATAGTCGTTGAAATTCTTCTACTGTCATAGTTTTAATGTTTGAGTGATTCGTCTTCGAGTTATCTCTTATCGCCGTCCCCGATAATCACGCCGCGGTTTTGTCGGTCGGCGAGTTTGTCGAGATTGCGGCGCATAACCTCTTCGAGACTAACGCCGAGGTGGCGCGCCATCATTGCAACGAACCAAAGCACGTCGCCGAGTTCATCCACGATGTTGTCCCTGAATTGGAAACAGTTCCCGCAGACAAAGAAAATCTCGTTGTTGTTGATTTCGATTTCGCCGCGGCGCACGGCCTTTGCGATCTTGTCCGCCACTTCACCGGCCTCAGCTATCAAACCAAAACTAAGGTAGGTAATGTTCTCTGCCGCGTGGCCGGCAATGGTGCGGTGGGCTTGTTGTTCGTATTCTGTTGCTGTCATTGTTTGGGAGTTTGATGGATAAGTTCGTATTCGAAATCTGGAGCAAAGAACAGGAGACAAATATACGCGCCGTCTATGCAGAAAGACGCCGTTTCATTGTTGTATTGAACAATGCCGCCGGGCGTTTTGGAGTGGCCAGTTAATATGCGCACCTCGTCGCCGGTGTAGATTTCTTCGCCGTCCACCGTTTTCACGTTGATGTATTGCGCCACCGAATCGGGGTGCACTTCAATGCAGCGCGGTGAGCCGTCGGCGTGGCGCGTGTCGGGTTGAACGATGAAGGAGGCGGTGGCGTACTGCAACACGCCGCCATAAACGATTGAGCCGTCGGCGATTGAGCGGCCGCGGAATTTGATTACTTGCATAGTGATGTTTTTACGATTTTCTTTGAAGGCTTCGGGCTTCTTCTTGTTCATTAAAAAGACTTGGATTGTCGTGTATGTTACCAATAACCTCACCTTCTCCTTCAGCAAACAAGTTTCCCAAGAAGTCAACGAAGGAATATTTTGAGCGGTACTGTACCCATCCAGGCCAGCGAAGACGAAAGGCCAAAGCGTTGATATCCCAAACCGCCATGCAAATATCGCAAGGGGCACATCTAAAGACTCGACACTTAATTATATCCCCTTCCCAGACTTCGTGAGTACCATCGCTCGATTTCCAAATGAGCTGCCCTATGGTTTCGGGGATAACCACGAACTCTCTTTCATCAACATCAATGTCCTGCTCTCTGATAACGTAGAATTCTTTATCCGTGAGCCACTCGGGGCCAGTATCATCTATGTAATGGCATAAATTGCCATAGCGCCAAATTCCGTGATAGTCACGGGCTCTAAACAAAAGATCTCTCATTTCTATTGAAGATTACTTGATGTTGAACGGAAAGAACCAATCGCGGATGCGTTGCCACAGCGAGGGGCGCGGTTGCTCTACTGTCGGCATTGGCGTCGCTCCATATAGTCGCCGAAGAGCAGGAAGGACTCCCTCAATAAGGAGTTCATCCAATTTGCAGCGCATGCCAAGTACACCTGCAGAGATTTCCCCATTCTCTGATAACGAGAAGAACATAACAGCGCGCTTATCTTTATTGTCCGCGCGCCACTCTTCGGTCATCGCGTGTAAATGCTCTTGCGAGATCTCTTGTTTTTTGGTCTTTCTGTTGTTTCGTTTGCTCATACTGATGTGTTTTTGTTCTTATCCGTCGGACTTTTGAATCTTAGAATCAAAATACGCGCCAAACCTTCTTGCCTTGTACGTTTATTTCGCGTCTGCCGACGTTTCTTCGTTGTTTTGATATTCTTATACTCTTGCGTCTTCCAACGCGCTGTGGGAGAAGTTTTGAAATTCTTCGGGGTGTGTGGCGATATACTCCTGCGCTTTGTCCTCGTCGCCCCCGAACCTTTTGGCGGCGAACGCGGCAAGCATTTGTTTGTACTCTTGGTAGCTGACGGCATATTTGCGGCGGCGCTCGTCTTCCGCGGCGCGTTCCATTCGTTCGCACTCCCTTTCGTATCGCTCAATTTCTCGGCGGCGGTCTTCGAGGAATTGGCGAATCCTTGCCGTGAGGTTCTCGCCGCGTGCGTTGCTGTATCCCACAATGCCGTAAATACCGGCGGCAAGACGCGAGAAGAAGAGCATTACTTCTTCGAGGTTCAGCGAAGGGTAAGCCGAATAAATCACGAGTGCGAGGTTTTGAATGTCGGCTGCGGTGAATTGGTCGGCCGTCGAAAGCGTCTTTACATACTCGTGAATCTGTTTGCAGAGCCACGCCACGGCAAACTTGTCGCCACATTCGCGCCCTACTCGCATTAATGTCGGAGCGTTTCCCATATAGCATTGCAACGGCCGCGCTGCAAACAGCGTCTGAACATCGGAGGGGTATTTTTCCGTGATGTATTCGCGCGCTTTAGTCGTTGCCGTAGGTAAGGCGGACGAGCATGTCGTCGAAATATTCGCCGCGTTGGCGTTGCCGTTCCCTATTATCGTCGACAGATTTTGCGGTTGTGCCATAGGTTGTCAAACTTGATGATTTCGGCGTTCGGTTGTCGTAATTCCCCTCTAATACACGAGGGAACATCTTCGGGGCAAAGATCCAATCGAAACTTGCTACGAAAGCCTTATCCCCGCCGCCGTTGAGAAAATATGATTTTGCGGCCTTCCTCACCGCTTCTGCGAGATCTTCCTTGCTGTACTCCCGAAGACGAGCGAAGAGCATCGTGGCTCGCTTGCTGTCCCGAGTGATTGTTCTTATGCGCGGTATCTGTGCACCGTGCGCCTCCATCGTTTCGTTGAAGAATCGGGCGAAGGCTTCGAGGTCTAAATCCCCCTTCTTTGATTTTCCGCTTTTCTCCTCTCCTCCCGACGGCTGCACGTCCGATTTCGGACGTACTACTTCTACGATAGGAGAAGTAGTATTATCTTCTTTTCTTTCCTTTACTTTACTTTGTGGCGTTGTTTCTGCAATAACCTGGGTTTTCGCTGCAAAAACCCCAGTTTCTTCTGCAAAAACCTCTTTTTCGGTTGTATTAACGCTGTTTTCGGGCGTGGATACTTCGGGGGCTGTCCGATTGTCCGCGACTAATCGGATACGCTTGTCGATGTCCTCTACCTTCTTGCGCTTGGCCTCCAGCCATCGGACTTGTATGCTTGCCGATGTCAGCATCCGGAACGAGTTAAGAACCCCCTCATCGAAGAGAGAACGCCTAACCAACCCCTTTACGATTTCTGAAATCCTCGATGAAACGCCGAAGGCACCTATACGCTTTGCGAATAATAGACACTCATCGGAACCCCATGGGATTGCGTACCCTTGCGAGTAGATGAACTCGAGAAGTTTGAAATACACGGCGTACGCTTCTAATCCGAACTCCGCTTCGACGAGTGCGAGCGCGGTATCTTGATCGGTGTGCGTGTCGTGTGGAAAGTAGTCCAGCCCTTTTTTGGTCGGGCGTGCCATGACTATGTGTTCATTGTGTGGTTTTGTGGTGTAGGTAGGATTTGACGAGCTTCTCAAACTCTAAGAAGTCGCGGATCACTTCATATCTGTATCCGTATCGCTCCACCTGCTGCTGCCATTCCTTTTGCGAGGAACTTTGCCGACCCTTCGGGGTCTTCATCTCAATGCAAAGCGCGTGGTGCTTGTCAGAGGGGAGGAAAAGAATGAGATCCGAGACTCCTGCGACCACGCCCTCGGCTTTCAGACGAGCACCCGTCACTGGGTCTCTTCGTCCGCCGTTCGGAATGGCAAAGAGGAGCGAGGAGAGTTGTGGGTATTGGTATCTGAACCAGCGGACGCAGGCGCATTGGAGTCGGTGTTCGGGATCTTGCATTAAGCGGCGGACGTTTCTTCGTTCGTGTCTTTGATGAACTCGACAATCGGCGTTTCAACGACCGAAAGGAGTACGGGTTTGTGCATCGACTTGTCGAACTTATCAAAGAGTAAGGCCGTTGCGTCGGTCAGCTTTTCGGCGGCCACGAGCGCGGCTTCTTTCTTGTCGAATTCGAAACCTCGGCGATCATCCAGCGTGGTGATCGTGTAGACGATTTTGTAATACTTCAATTCGGGGGCGTCGCACTTGTCGGTGATCAGTTCGTTGAACTTTCGGCCGACTACGTCCGTAACGACCACCAATGCGGCGGCGTTCTCGTATTCGGCCTTTACCAACTGCTCGGCGCGTGTGCAGCTGTCGGCCAGCACGAGGTAGGAGAAACGATTTCCGACCTTGTGGCCTTCTTCATTGAACTTTTCGACATTGGTCTTACATTCGTAGTATTTCATTGTAGTGTTTCGTTTTGTGGTTCGGGGATTTCGATGTTGAGATATTGTGCGGAGTAATTGCGCAGGCGGTCGATGTAGGTTTCAAATTCTTGCGTCGTCATCGCGGCCGTCGAGTTGGGGAGTGTCACGACTTCGCCCGTTTTGTAGTTGATGATGTGTTCGCCGGCCACGTGCTGTTTGAAAAACTGGTGTACTTGTTCGCAGTTCGTGAACTCCCATCCCGCCTGCTGCATTCCCGTTAAGAGTATCGGGTAAACAATGCCCCAGAGATATTTGTTTTGCGGTGTAGTCCTTCGGCGTTGCTTCCGTTGCACCGTGCAAACGTACTCTCCGACGGGTGAGGTTTCGAGGAAGAGCCGCAGCGGAGCAATGTTTTGTTCGTTGTGGCGGTTGTATTGGGTTAATTCGAGGGTGTATCTGAACATTGGGGATTTAATACTATGCCTCAAGGGTGATTTCCAATCCGGGCTGTGCGATGTATGTTGCTATTCCCGTCTTAGATTCCACGAGACGCTTAAACTCTTTGGGGGCGGAATTGTTGTCAGATAGGTGCAATAGTACAATCTCTTTTACCTTCGACAAATCCTGTTTGCGTATGGTGTGAAGCGTTGTGGCGATTTCCATGTGCGACGTTAGAAGACGTGATCGCATAGAAGAGGGAACTTTGCCCGTGATAATGTTTTCTTCAAGAACCTTGTCGGAGTAGTTCGCTTCGATGAGTATGTGATCGAGACCTTGGATTTTATATGGGAAGGAAACACTATCTGTGAGAAAGAGAAGTTTTCCCATTTCAGGATGACGAATTACAAAAGACTCGCAAGGTACATCGTGAAATGCTTCCAATGTGAGTACCTCAAACTCTCCTCCTACGAGCATCCATTGTCGACGGGTTGTTTCAACCAAGAGTGGCTGCACATCTAAGTCTTGAGAATTGATCACATTCGATGAGCAATGCACCGTTACTCCGGCGCGTGCCATGTCTGCCAGCCCTTTTGCGTGGTCTCCGTGCCGATGACTTACCACACATCCTACAATCCGTGAAAGATTGAAGGCTAAAGCTCGTTTGATTTCGAGAAACGCGATGCCGGCTTCAATAATCAAGGTGCTGCCATCGTTCGCGGTGAGTAGATAACAGTTTCCTTTGGAGGACGATCCTAAAACTTGCAGTTTCATTGCCGAATAGATTAGTAATCGGGGGTTTCGTTCTCATCTACTCCCGTAGTGGCAGCTGGAGAATAACTATTGTGCGGTTCATCTTTTACTTCTACGTAGCTGTCTGCGTCAAGATCAATCGCCGTATCGGGTGAAGTAACCATCGCGTCTCGAGTAGCTTGTGCAGATGATTCCGCCGAAGATTCGTTGATCATCGCATCCTGCATCTCGATTGAGAGGTAACCATATTTGGAAAGGAGACGTCGGATAACGGTTTTCAATGCCATGGTTTCAAAATTGCCTTCCCAGCCCGTTCCCTTTCCGGTAGAAGTCTCTTGTGCTTTTTCGATAAGCTGTTCAACCGTCGTATCGCGACGTACGGAAGGCGAAAAACGTTTGGCGTAGGCGGCCACTTCATCGACACTCATATAGAGTGTTTTGCTGAAACCATTGAGAAGTTCAAAGTGGGCGAAGTAGCCGATCACTCGTTCAGATGTCTTTTCGCCGTCGAACTTGATTTCGCCGGTCAGTTTATTGACCCCTCGGAGTTCGCCTTCATAGACCACATCCGCGTTGATTGTTCGGTATTGCCCCGTGCGCATCGCCATTTGAATGTAGCCTTTGTAGCCTACAACAAAAGTTGGAGTGGGGATCTTTACCCATTGCCCGTTGTTGTCTCGTTTGGAGTTGTTATAAACAACGATATAGGAGAATCCCAGCGCCTTGTTGATGGGCAATTTGAGAACTGCTGCTTTGAGTGCTTCTTGTATCACCAAACGCGGTTCACAAGTTTGTAAGGCTTGGTCTCCTGTATATACATCGATGATCGATGCCGTGAACGCATCTTTGTTTTCTTTGAGTGCGTTGTAAAATTGTTTCTGCACGCTGTCTGCTTCAAGCATCGTGCGTAATACTGCGACTTGCGTTGCCATTGTTTCTGGTTTTATTGGTTATTGCTTGGTGTTGTCGTCTTGTAGAGTGATAGTGAGATCTTCCGTTGTTACTCTCATCTCTATTGTTTGTGAGGGAATGCGCAAAAGATTGTTCACGCTTTCTGCGTTGTCAACGAAGACGGGGGCTTGCACTTTGTAGTGTTCGCATAGGGTGCGAATGATGTCTAACCCAGCGTTGATTCGCGCTGCGCTGTTAAGCGTTGAGTTGTAGGCGACTCCATTAACCGTAGCCTTGCACGTTTCTTTGGGCGTTCCGTCAATCAGATAGTCGAAAAGGCGGAACTTGACAATGCGGAACTTCTCGTTGATCTTTCGTTCTGCAGTGGTGGCAAAGGCGCGCATATACTGTGATAGCATATCCTCCTTACGCTCGATTTCTGCGTATTGCTGTGAAAGATTCGATAGTTCGGAACGCAATTCTTTGATGCGCTGATTCGTTTTCTCTACGCGTTCAAAGACGGAGAGCAATTCGAGCAACTCCTTCTGTTCGCTACGCAACTCCTCTAATCTTCGGTTGACACTCTCGTTATCCTCCGGCTCTTCCATGTCGGGAAGCGCTTCAATGAGGAGGCGGAGTTCAGAGATTTCACCGTTCCCGTCGACAGCTTTTGCAATGGCGTCTTCCAAAGACGTATTCATTCGCTCTTTTGTTCTCAGAGACAAAAGCTCGGCATTGATTTCAATCATTCGCTCTTTTGCCTTGCGGGATTCTTCAAGGCGACGCTCCAAATCTTCGCGGCGTCCCTTCAAATCTTTTCCCCTCTTTTGGTTTTCTTCCAAACGCTCGGCTTTGTCGATGTTGAATTTCTCCAGCAGTTCCACACGCTTTGCTTCAATTTGGTGTGGTTCAAACGGTCTGTCGCAACACGGACATCTAAAGTCCTCGGCCGTCGTATTAAAAGTTTCGGCCTTAATGGATCTCCACTCTTTTATCAGTCTTTCTCGTTCTTTGGAAGAACTTTCGATTTGAACTTCTATCTCTGTCACGAGTTTGGCGATAGGCTCTATTTGGGAGAACTCCGCATTTAGTTTGCCAACAGCCTCCGCTCTTTTCGTAGCTGCTTGATTGTACTCCGTTGTGACCTGCGCTCTGATTTGTGCGAGAAGTGTTTCCAACTTAGCGGAAAGTCGTCTACGCTCTTCCGATTCGGGACTGCCGCCCAGCCCTCGTAAGAGTTTCCCCTGCTCCGATTCGTTCCTATCCAACATGGCACGAACCTCTTTTTCGTCCTTGTCGATTTCGGGGATCGAGCGTTTCAGTTCGTCAATACGCGTCGGTATGCTGTCGATGGGCGCTTTCAATTCCTTCTTTTTCGCGAGAATTGAAGAGCGCGCTGCATCAAGGTTTTCATCTTTGAATGCTTCGAAGACCTGCTCCGCATCGTTTGCCGGTGCAATGGTGTTGAGTTCTTCTCTGACATCTTCGGGTGAGAGGTCTACAATCGAGAAAAGAAGTTTGCGTTGCTCTTCCCATTTCTGCTCGGCGAAGTGTCCCGGGGCAGTAATCGAACGGAAAATGGACTCGGGGCAAAGCTCATCGATTGCTTTCTTCCAAGCGCTTGCGGTCAATGGCTGTTCGTTCATTCGAAACTCTTCGGTGTGCCCGGCAAGAGTTGGCTCAACAGCGCCACGTGCCTTTTTCCACTTCTCTTTGTATGTTCTTTCCAACAGAACCGTATGTCCGTCGACGTCGATACTCGCTTTTACTTGTACGTCCTTGTGTTTGACTTCGTTCCCGTTAGCGTCCAACGGTTTCAAATCAAACTTGCTGTTCCCGTCGTGATCTTTTCCAAAGAGCAGCCATGTAAACGCATCGAAAATCGAAGTCTTACCGGTGCCGTTCCTTCCGGAGATGACCGTGTGAGAACCAAAGTCAACAGACAAAAAATCTATACCCTTGAAGTTGCTGAGGGTAAGATTTTGCAGTTTGATAAGTGACATGTTCTATTTGTTTTTATGGGTGATGGTTTTTAGTTTCTGATGTCGCAGGGCTTCAAACTCTCGCATCACGTCTTGGTGATCTTTGCGTTCGCGTATCGCGATGCGGAAAAGCAGTGCGTTGAAGTTCGCGAGGTGGGCAAGGAGGGCGGAAAATTCGCCGTTTGTCATTTATATGTAGTATATGGGTTGTGGGCAGCAGCGGTCGGAGTAGTCGTTTATCTGTTCGGCGCGAAGGCAGCGGCTCTCTTCCTCAAAGGCTTCCTGTGCGATTAGTGCACTCGTGACTCTTTCGTGCAGTCCGACCAAATAGCGGTATAATTGCATCGCTTCGTCATGGCTGGCAAAGAGCCGCCCTTCGTCGAGTGCTTCGTTCTCGTCGGGCGTATCGCCGTAGAGAAGGAACGGATCGCGGGCAAGTTCCGCAGGGGGCGTGTGCAACGCGTCCTCGATGTCCTCCTCGAGTATTTCGATCAGCGCAGAGAGTTCGTCCGAGGTGCCGTATTTGATGTCAACTTCCACAAGTTTGTCGCGGTCGTATTCGAAATGCATGGTGTGTGGTTTTATGAGGTTATCGGCCGAGTTTCTCTGCTTCGAGGGTCAGTGGCTGAACATACACCGACGCTCCGACGAAAGCCTCTTCGGCCGTTCTGACGATTCGTTCGATGGTGTCCTTTGCCGTTCCCGCCGGTACGCGGAAGTAAATGCGCGCCGAACCGTCGTGTTTCTGAATGCTCGATCGAATGAACCACGCGTGCCGGTCGGTGCTGAAACGTTTGATGAACGCCGTGCGCGCTGCGAGCTTCGGGGCGGGGACTATGACAAGAGCGTGCGTGAGTGATTGTTTTTGAACGGCTACGTCTGGGAATATCATAGTGTGGAGTTTTTATCGGCGTGTAGTGCAAACAAGCGCTTCGCCTGTTTTACGTCGGTGACAATCTTTCGCCCTCTTTGCTTCACCGCAGGAGCGAGAAACGTCTGTTTGTATTTCAATGCCGTAATCTTTGAGCACCCGAACAAATCGGCGATACCCTGCAGCCCGAACACCTGCTCACTCGCTTCCTCCTCTCGTCGGTCGCGTGCTTCGAGGGCTTTCTCCACGGCGTTCTTCACGAGGGCTGCCAAATCTTCGGGGCTTACGATGATGACGGGTTCCATATCGGGGTGAGTTTTTATAATCGTGTTATCGTGATCCAGCGTTTCGTGTTGTCGACGCTGGCGAATACCGGGAGGTCTTCGAAGATGCGCAAAAAATTGACGGATGCTCGTGCGCTCTCGGTGGCTTTGGGGGTGGGGAGGATAAATCGGATCGTCCTCCCTTTGCCGACGCTTCGAATGACGTCGCGGCTGATCTTTTCAAGCTCCACGCACTCGTCGGGATTGGCGAATGCTTGTGCGAGCTTCTTTTTGTCTACTTTCTTCATTCACTTTCACATGTTAGTGACCACGGGCGGATTCGAACCGCCGAGGGAGAGTGAGAATTGAACGAGTTGCCTACCTATTTACAAGATGTGCCGCTCTCCCTTTCCGTGTGAGAATGCAACGCTTTGCACTCTCCGTGGCCGTGTGGCTGTGTCTACTCTCACGAGCGGGCAACAGCCGGGATAGTATGGAATCGAAAAATACTTTGTGGCACGTCGGGGAATCGAACCCCGAGGCGAAGGTGGAACTGGCAGCATACGATATCGCCAACCTTTCGTGCCGTGTCCGCGTGCGTTGTCACAACGTGGCGCGGGAAAATTCAACTCTGATTTTAATGAACAAAAAATCGCGGCGAGCGGTGGAGTCGAACCACCGAGGGCAGAAATGAAAGTCAGTCAAAAGTAACCGCCTACACAACCGGTGCTCGCCATTCCCGCGCGGCATCATCGCGACGTGACGCGGGGAAGCATTCAAATGTAGAGATGAAAAAAACGTGTGGGGGCGCGCCGCCTGTGGCTACTAACTTCTTTACGATTCAATTATATATCTAACTCAATTCGGCGGCGCGCTATGTCGTTACAGCTTCGAGGGATTCACATACACGGGGCAGCCATTCCCTCTCTCTATCTGTTTGTCGATGTAGATCCGAAAGGCTTCCTCCACGTTGACGTAGTCAAAAGCGCCGAGCAGCTTCCCGAGGAAGTCGATTTCTTTGTTCTCTTCCACGCTGTTGACGATGTCCTCAATCTCGAGCGTGGCGTTCAGTTGTATTGTATTCATGTCTTCTTATTGTTTTAGGTGTAGGGGTGGGTGCTGTCTGTGCTCATAACTTTTCAGCGTCTACGAAATCGGGGAGTTTGTTTCCGGGTTGCAATCCGAAGTATTCGCGTAAAGCAGAGTTTACGTGGTGGTCATCAAACCTCTCGAGAATATCAAAGAGGGTGC